GGACTAAAACAATCACAGGTTCAGTTTTCATAAGTGGTTCTAAAAATATAATAGGAACTAATACTATAACTGGGTCTTTAAATGTTTCTGGTTCAAGTACATTTTCCGGATCGCTTAATGTAACTAATGGAATAACTGGTTCTTTACTTGGAACTGCATCCTATGCACAAACAGCTTCGTACGTGCAAAATGCACAGACAGCTAGCTATGTTTTAAATTCAATAAGTAGTTCTTACGCTGCAACTGCTTCATACGTGCAAAATGCACAGACAGCTAGCTATGTATTAAATTCAATAAGTAGTTCTTACGCTGCAACTGCTTCATATGTAGCATACGCTTCTTCATTTCCATTCACAGGAAGTGCAATTATAACCGGATCATTTAAAGTAATAGGTTCAACTGTAGTAACTGGGTCAACTACGTTATCAGGTTCAACAACATTAATTGGACCTACAATTATTAATGGGTTACCAATTAACACGGCAGGATTAAATTTAGCAAACTTTTATAACTTTTTTTAAAAATAAAAATATGAGATACACAGCACCAGACGGATTTATTATCCAATCAGATTCAACTCAACCAGTAACATATTCCTGTCCTTGTACAAACACAGGACCAGGAATTTATGATACATTAGAAACAGAAGGAGCAGGAACTGAAATTGGAATAAGACAAATTAAAATTCACAAAATTGTTGATAATGGTATAATAACAATTACCGTAACAGAATCAACAGATGATGAATTAAGACAATATATTGAATCAACAAAAACAAATAACTAATTATGGCAGCAAACACATCACCAATATTTATTTTAACACCAAATGTAGGCACAACTCGTATATCAGGTTCTAACACAGCTTCTGACGGTTCAGGTACCGTTTATCAATTACTAACAGCAGGTGCAAATGGAACTCGTGTAGATGCAATTCGTATTCGTAACTCGCAGATTACAGCAGCTGCATCTTCTGCGATGGTTCATAAAATATTTTATTCACCAACAGTAGTTACAGGCGCACCCGGATCTGGTTCTTATAAATTAGTAGCAGAGGTAGCAACTGCTACAGCTACTCGTTCTACAACAGCTATTGGTGCAGCTTCAATTTACGCTTTCGATCAACCATTTATAATGGCTTCAGGTTCAGCTTTATATGCTTGTCAATCAGTTTATGCATCAGCAGCTGATCAATTTGATGTCCAAGCATTTTCGGGTGATTATTAAAAATTAAACCATGGCTACATATTATTTTAGAAATAATACATCAAGCTGGAACACAGCTAGCAATTGGAGTACATCAAGTGGCGGAGCGGCTGATGGTGCTGTGCCAACATCAGCTGATAACGCTATATTTGATTCAAATAGTGGTGCTTGTAACGTTGATACCGCTAGTGCAAATTGTAATGCTATAACTTTTACAAGTTATACAAATACAATAACAATGACTAACGATATTCGTGTTTACGGTAATATATTATTAAGCGGTTCTAGCGTAACAGCAACTGGTAGTGGTACTCTTTTCGCATCATCTGGTACTACATCAATAACAAGTAATGGTTTTACATGGGGTGGTAATTTAAAATTAAATGGAACTGTTACTTTAATTGATGATATGAGGATTGGGGGTACTTTAAGTAATACTGGTGGTGTTACTGTAAACGGTACTTTTAATTTATATATAGCTGGCAGTGTAAATCTAAGTTCTGTTCTTACTGGAACATTAACTATTATAATGAATGGTAATGGTAGTGTGAGTACAAACGGTACAGCTAACGGTACGAGAATAAATGGCTTTACAATTAATACATCAGGATCAATCACTTTTACAAATGCTAGTACTACTACGTTTACTTCAATAAATAATACTTTTACCTTTACATATACTGCTGGAACAGTTGTATTTACTGGTTCTACTATACAATTCCAAGGTACATCAACGGGTGCCTCTCAAAATATTGTTTTCAACAATATTAGTGGTTTAACATTTAATAATGTTATTTTCCAATTAGGTGCTAGTGGTAATTATACGTTAAATTCAGCAATGTATATTAGTGGAACAACAACATTTACAAGTCCTAATAATTATACTGTTCCATTTAATGGTAGTAATTTATACTTAGGTAGTGTTACTTGTTCTAATACAGGTGTTGTTCAATCAACATCAACATCGAAATTTATTTTTTATTATGGCGGTACCTTTAACGGTAATGCAGCATTTGTTTTTAGTAATAATATCGATATTAATTGTAGCGGTAATACATTAAATATGAGTGGAACTATGTATTATAATACAGGTACCTTAAATTATATAAGTGGCAACGTTTTGTGTGACCAAACATCAAATCTTATAGTAACAACATGTACTCTTAATACCACTGGTATGAGTTGGAATCAGTTGACATTTAATGGTGGTACTTCAACATTAATACTTGGTAGTAATTTATATTGCAACTCTGTTTTATGTGGTACCAATGGTACAATGGTTATGACAATAAATGGTCCTTATACATTGTATATTGGTTATAATGGAAACGTTGGTACCTTTACAAACGGTCCAGTTGGCGGTGCTTCTTTTATAAATGGTACAGCTACTATTGAAATTGGTGGTCAAGGTGGTGTTGGTTATATGAACTGTACTGGTGTTAGGAATTTACAAATACAAATCAATTTTAATTTTAATTTTAAAGGTACTCTTATTATTCAAGATGCAATAGCACCACCAAACTTAAACGTTGTTAATAACCCACTTGTAACTCAAACTTTGACTTGGTTGACATTCAATGGCGGTAGTAATACCTACACTTACAAATCTGGAAATATAATAACCAAAAACGTTTATAACGGGTTGGGTTCAACACTTGTTTGTGGCGCCGGAACGTTTATTAATTTTGACAAAATACCGTTTGGTTATGTATTGTTTATTTCAAATACAACAACAACTTTTAATAGATTTTTTAATGGTAGTCCAAAAGTGATAACCCAAATAGGAACCACTGACCCTACTGTAGCAACTGCCAATTACACCATACAATTTCAAGACAGTTTTGAAAAACTATCCAATTTTATCAAAATAAGCAATTGTACATTAACTAGACCACTTCAGCTTTTGATAACCACAAAAAATGCAAATAAAGGTAACAATATCGGAATTAGATACATCAATCAATTACCAAATGGAATTGCAAGAAAAACTACAACAATACCAACTAATTTAGCTGGATCTGATGTTGTTCCGATGTGGGGTGGTTTAGTGGCAGATCCAAACACAGTTTTTTAATTTATAAATATATTTTACATAGAATTTTACATATTTATTAATAAACATAAAATAACAATATGGCATCAACCTTAATATCTCCAGGTGTACTTGCAAGAGAAAATAATACTTCACAAGTATCACAGCAACCAGTAGCAGTAGGAGCTGCTATTATAGGTCCAACAGCAAAAGGTCCTATACAAATTCCTACATTAGTAACAAGTTATCAAGATTATGTAAATAAATTTGGTGATGTAGTAAGTATTACTAGTGCAAGTATAACAAACAATTATTCTTACTTTACAAGTATTGCAGTTTATAATTATTTTTTAAATGGTGGTCAAACCATGTTAGTAACAAGAGTTGTAAGTGGTTCTTACACGCCAGCAACTTCAACTGCAATTTCTTCTAGTTTAAGTACAAACGCATTTACATTAGAAACTCTTTCACAAGGAGCTATAATGAATAGTACAAGTCCTGAAATTAGTGGATCATTAACAAGTGGATCAAATGATAATTTACGTTGGGAAATTGTTAGTCCTAATACCGCTTCAGGAACATTTACATTATTAATTAGACGTGGTAATGATCAATCACCTGTTAATAAAACTATTTTAGAACAATATACAAATGTTTCTTTAGATCCATATTCACCAAATTATATAGCTTCAGCTATTGGTGATTATACATATACTTATACTACAGATAGCTCAACAGGAGCAGCATATTTACAGTTAAGTGGAAGTTATCCAAATCGTTCAAAATATATTCGTGTTAAATCTGTAAATTTGATGACTCCATATTATTTAAATAATTATGGTGTAGCACAATCTCAGTACACAGCATCTATTCCATTAGCAGCTAGTGGTTCATTTGGTGGAGCTACAGGAACTGTTTCAACTTCATCAACATTTTATGATCAAATTTCAGATGGAAATATGCAAGGTTTAGTAGCAGCTAACTATACAAATTCAATTGCATTATTGGCAAATAAAGATGATTATCAATATAATGTATTATTAACTCCTGGTTTAATTAATAATTTTACAAGTAATGTGAGTGTTCAAAGTACAATTATTTCAAATGTGCAAGATAGAGGTAATAGTATATATGTTATAGATTTAGTAGGATATGGTAAACAAGTGGGTGATGTAGTAAATCAATCAATAGCAGCTCCAAACACAACATATGCAGCATCTTATTGGCCTTGGGTTTTAGTACAAGACCCAGCAACAGGTAAAAATGTTTGGGTTCCAGCTTCAACATTAATTGGTGGTGTTTATGCATATACTGATATAGTAGCAGGTCCTTGGTTTGCACCAGCAGGTATTAATCGTGGTGGTTTAGGTTCAGTAATTCGCCCAGAAAGAAGATTATCTCAGGGTGATAGAGATACATTATATATAAACAGTGTAAATCCAATTGCTTCATTTCCAGGCAAAGGAGTAGTAGTTTATGGAAATAAAACATTAACAAACATTCCATCAGCTTTAGATAGAGTAAATGTGCGTCGTTTATTAATTGCTCTTAAATCTTATATTTCTCAAATTGCAAATAATTTAGTATTTGAACAAAATACAATTGCTACAAGAAATGTATTTTTAAGTCAAGTAAATCCTTACTTAGCAAGTGTACAACAAAAACAAGGTTTATATGCATTTAAAGTAGTAATGGATTCAACAAATAACACTCCAGATGTAATTGATAGAAATCAATTAATTGGTCAGATTTTTATTCAACCAACTAAAACAGCTGAATTTATTTATTTAGATTTCAACATTACACCAACAGGAGTTTCATTTAGCTAATATTTATTAATAGACAATAAAATAAAAACAAATAACAATGGCAGTACTTTCAGCAAACGAAATATTCTTCACAAGTTTTGAACCTAAAGTTCAAAATCGCTTTATAATGTATGTAGATGGAGTTCCATCATACATGATTAAAGCAATTAGCGCAGTAGGATTTGAACAAGGAGAAATTAAATTAAATCATATCAATATTTACCGTAAAATTAAAGGTAGAACTTCATGGAATGATATTACAATGACATTATATGATCCAATTACACCATCTGGTGCTCAAGCAGTAATGGAATGGGTACGTTTAGGTCATGAATCAGTAACAGGTAGAGATGGTTATTCTGACTTTTATAAAAAGGACGTAACTATTAATGTTTTAGGACCTGTAGGTGATATTGTAAGTGAATGGGTAATTAAAGGAGCATTTATTAAATCTGGTAATTTTGGTGAATATAACTGGGATACAGATGCAGCAGCTCAAAATATATCAGTTGTATTGGGTATGGATTATTGCATTCTCAATTTCTGACCTTCGATTAAAAATTTTACAATCCAAACCAATTTTGAAAGATCCTTCGATATTTATTATCGAAGGATTTTTTTGTCCTTAATTAAATATGAAAACATTTAAATGTCAACTCTGCGATTACAAAACCGATAAACAACAAAAGTTAAGTAAACATACTAATTTTATTCATAAACTTAAATTTCCTGATTATCTTATTCAAGTTAAATATAATGGAGTAAATCCATTATGTGAATGTGGATGTAAAGAAAAAACTAAATATTCTCCCGAAAACGGAGATTTTTATAAATTTATACGTGGTCATCAATCTAGATTAGAAGGACATTGGGGAGATTTAAATAATCCAAAACGAGTAAATAAAATAATATCAACTCGTAAAGCAAAATTTACTTCTGGTGAATACGATCATATAAAAAATGCTGTAAGAAATAGAGATAATATAGAACTAGGAAAAAAGATATCTAAAAGTACTAAAGGAATCCCCAAACCTAAACCTGAAGGATTTGGAGTAGGAAGAAAACATTCAAAAAAGACTAAAGAAAAAATGAGTAATTCAGCAATACAAAGAATAATTAAAACTGGAAAAGTAAAACGATCTTTACTAGAAATAAAATTTGAATTGTTTTTTAGATTACTTAATATAAATTTTCAACATTCTTATTACATTAACACTAAAGAAAATCATTTTATATATGATTTTTATTTACCTAAACATAATATATTAATTGAAGTAGATGGAGATTTTTGGCACTGTAATCCAAATACAAAGTATGCATCTCCAGAATGTAAAACTCAAGAAATTAATATATTAAATGATCAACAAAAAAATAAATGGGCTCAAGACAATGGTTTTAAATTACTTAGATTTTGGGAAAAAGACATTAATGAAAATCCTCAACAAATAATAGAAATACTTAAAAAAGAAGCTCACATTTAGTGAGCTTTCTTTATCTTACATATATTTATATACAAAAATAAGTCATGGAAAACAAAACAAACGTAGCTACAGAAACAATAGAATTACCTTCAAAAGGTTTATTATATCCTAAAACTAACCCACTTTCAAGTGGTAAAATAGAAATGAGATATATGACAGCAGCAGATGAAGATATCTTAACTAATCAATCTTACATTACAAAAGGAACAGTAATTGATAAATTATTAAAAGTCTTAATTGTTAGTGAAATAAATTATGATGATTTAATTGTAGGAGATAAAAATGCAGTAATGATTGCAGCTCGTGTTTTAGGTTATGGTAAAGATTATACATTTATGTATGATAATGAAGAATATACTATTGATTTATCTCAATTACAAGATAAACCATTTGATACTACTTTAATTACTCCTGGTATAAATGAATTTGAATTTACATTACCTTCAACAGATAATAAGTTAACATTTAAAATCTTAAACAATTCAGATGATAAAAAAATAAATCAAGAATTAGAAGGTTTAAAGAAATTTAATAAAAATGTATCTCCAGAATTATCAACTCGTTTAAAATACATTATAACATCTGTTAATGGTGAACGTGATGTAAAAACAATACGAGAATTTATAGATAAACATTTATTAGCTCGAGATTCTCGAGCATTAAGAGAATACATAAAACAAGTACAACCAGATGTTGACTTGACTTTTTTTCCCCAAGGAACAGACAAAGCCGTTAATATTCCCATTGGACTTAACTTTTTTTGGCCTGACGCTTGAGACAGCTCCCCAAGCAAGACTTAATTTATTTACTCAAATTCATGAAATAGTTTTTTATGGTAAAGGTGGATATGACTGGAATACTATTTATAACATGCCTATTTGGTTAAGAAAATTTACTTTTAGTAAAATAGAAGAACATTATCTTAAAGAATCTGAATCTACTCAAAATAAAGAAAACAGTGTAGTAGATGCTAAAGGTAACGTAAATAAAGAAATGTTTAAGTTAGCATCACAGGCATATAAATCTACGCCAAAATCTAAAAATAAATAATATTTATAATAAATAATATTAAATGGCTGATCCAAATATAGACCCTAATAAATTAAAAATTTTAGAAGCCCAAAATAAATTACTACAGGCTCAATTAAAAATTTTGCAAGAGGGGTATGATCTATCTTCATCTTATTATGAGAGTTTAAAAGAAATTTTTGGGATTAAAACTCGAATTACTCAAGTAGACAAAGACAATCTTGATATTAGTAAAAGAATTCATGAAACTATACGTGATCAACGATTAGGATTAACAGATATTGATAGTTTAGAAAAACAAATTCTTAAAAATAAAGATTTAATAAAAAAAGCAGCTCTTCAAGAATTAGATTTATCAAAAAAATTATCAGATGGAGATGAAACTAGAATAAAATATGCTAAAAATAGATTAACATCAATAGGAAAAATTAGTAAAGAATTAGAAATTGAATTATCTAAATCTAAAGAAGAACGAGAACAAAATAGTGGAGGTATTGCATTATTACAAAAACGATTAGCTATACAAGAAAAAGGACTTAAAACTGCAACGGAAAGTATGAGTAAAAATGCTCAAACTTTACTTTATCTCCAGTTACAAGTTAAAGTATTAGAAAAAATAAATGCTGAAGAAGAAAAAAGATTAGCAGCAGAAAAAGAAACAGAAAAAAAATTAGGAGCATTTGCAGGTATTTTAAAAGGTTTACAAAATATTCCAATATTAGGTCAACTTGTTAAATTTAATGAAGTATTAGACGCTGCAAAAGCAAATGTAAAAACAACAGGAAGTGGCATACAAGGTTTATTTGCAGGTTTAGGTAATCTTTCAAAACAAGCTTTATCAGGATTAACTAATGGAGCTAACGTGATGTCTTTTATTATTTCTGCAATGATTAAAGGTTTCTTTTCATTAGATAAAGCACAAACTGAATTTCAGAATGAAACAGGTAAAACTATAAGTCATTTAGATACAATAAATACTTCACTAATTTCATCTTCAGACTATATTAAAACAGCATCAGCATTAAGTAAAGAATGGGGTGCAAATGCTGACGCTATATTTTCAAAAGAAACATTACAAGAAGCAGCTGAATTAGTTAATCTTATGGGGTTAAGTAATGAAGAAGCAAGTAAATTAGCTTCATTAGCTAAAATGAGTAATGTTGAATTAAAACAGCAAGATGAAAATATTATTAGTCAAGTTGATAATTTTAATAAAGCTAATAAAACTGCATTTGATGGTAGAGCAATAATGCGAGATATAGGTAAAACATCATCAGCAATTTCAGTTAATTTAGGAGGAAATGCCAAAAAAATTGCAGAAGCAAATTTAGAAGCAAGAAAATTAGGTTTAAGTTTAAGTCAAATAGATCAAATAGCAGAATCATTACTTAATTTTGAATCATCAATTTCAAACGAATTAGAAGCAGAATTATTATCGGGAAAATCGCTAAATTTTGAGAAAGCTCGTTTATTCGCACTAAATAATGATATTGAAGGATTAACTAAAGAAATCGCACAAAATGAGGGTATTACGTCCGGTTTTATTAATGGAAATCGTTTAACGCAAGATGCTATAGCTAAATCAATAGGTTTACAAAGAGAAGATTTAGCAAAAATGATTATAAATCAAAAAACTACATTAGGTTTAACTGATGAACAAGTACAAAAGGCATCTGGATTAAGTGAAAAAGATTTTAAAAGACTAAGTGTACAAGACAGTCTTAATAAATCAATAGAAAAAATGGGTGAAGCATTAGCTGGTCCAGTAGAACTTCTTGCTCAAATGGCAAATCATGCTTGGTTAATGAAAACAATATTTGTAGCAATAGGAGCAATAATAGCTGGTAGAATAGTAGCTGGTTTAGCAGCATCTGTAGTTAGTTTATACGCATCTGTAGCTGCTCAAAAAGCTTATGGAAGAGCATTAAATGAAAATCTAACAAAAGAAGTAGCACTAGACGCTGCAAAAGTAGCAGGAGCAGAAGCAACTACACTTGGAGCAGCAACTCCTTTTATAATAGGAGGAATAGCTGCTGTATTAGCGGCTCTTGCTGGAGCTGCAATGATGGTTGGAGATGTACATTCACCTGCAAAAGGTAAAACTATAGTTTCTACTAAAGAAGGAGGATTATTTAAACTTAGTGATAATGATGATTTTATGGCTGCTCCAGGTTTATCTCAACGTTTATCTTCTAAATCTTCATCAACTATAGTAAATGATAATTCTAAAATGATAAGTACTATGGAAGAACACAATAAACTTTTAAAAGAAGGTAATGAAATATCAAAAGCTACTTATAAAAAAATGCCACAAGAATTTGCTTTACATTTAGAAACAGCTAAATTTGGCACTGCTATTAATACAACATCATATAAAACTAAATAAATTTCAAAATATTAATATTTATAATAAAAAATAATCATGGATATTTTAACAAAATTAACAATAGCAGGATCAACTTTAAGTAAATATAATGGAAGTAATGTTCCTACAAATACTTTAGCTACTAAATTGTCTGATTTACATGCTGATGCAACCGGAGCACCTGGTTATTCATTAAATGGTGCTTATGTTGGAACTGTAAATCCACAATATGCTGCTTATGATGATGGAGCAGTAAATGTTTTACCTCAACCATCACAACTAGATTTAAATGGAGCTCAACCCGCACCTTATTCACAAACAGGACCTGTAGGAGGTCATTATTAAAATGAGTTTAATAGACTTAAAAACCAATTTAAAAAGTCTTAAATTTGGTAATGATAAATTTGGCTACGGTTCAAGTAATCAACCATACATCCAAACACCAATACCAGATGGAGATTTACCTGTTAATTATTCTGATTTTTTACTTAGACAAGGTGCTGTTAGTGATAGTATCATTGATTTAAAAAGAATAGGAAAATGGTTTGCTTCAGCAGATGGAATACAATTTGTAGCTAAACAAGAATTATTATCTAGAATAGCTGTAAAAACTCAAGCAAGTACAGGTATTTTAAATGATGGAATCTACAGTCCATTAAATACATTAGCAGAAGTAGGAGTTGTAGCTACAGGTGTACATTTATATAAACAAGGATTAAACCCAGCAGATGTAAATACTTACGAAGAACAACAAAGTGAAGATATAAAAAAAGAAGAAGTAAATTATAATAGATTAGTAGGGTTATATAAAAAGAAAATAGGAGGAGATCCTAGTATAAGTGGATTTTTAGAACATAACAGTATAGCTCCTGATGATGTAAATATTATACAATATAATGGAGGTCCAGGTTCAGATTTAGGAATTGGAAATACTAATATAAGATTTGCTACAGATAATGTTGGAGCACCTTTACGCACAAATAAAAAACAAAAAGAAACGTGGGGTAGTGAAGATATTGAAAAGGCAGAACCTATTCAATTTAATCCTATTTCTATTAATAATGATGGTATTACTGATTTTAGAACTATTTTAAAAAATCAAATAAAATCATTACCATATTCAGGTAGTGAAGCTAAAAATATTGAAACAAGAATAAATTTAGGTGATCCTGGAGCTAAAAATAATGGGAATGTAGTTAGTTATGTAAATGGTGTTACAACAGATATAAGTTCATCTGCTTATGGAGCAGCATCTGAATTTTCATATGATAAAATAAATGCTTTACCATTATATAAATCAAACGTTGTAAATGGAGGAGCAAACGCTTCTATTACAAATGACTTAGTCCAATTTAGAATTGCAGCTATTGATGGTGTAGATCCAAATCAAAAAATATTTATGCATTTTAGAGCATTTTTAACATCAATTTCAGATGCTTATAGTGCTGATTGGAATTCAATTCAATATATTGGAAGAGGTGAAAAATTTTATACATATGAAGGATTTGATAGAAAAGTAAGTTTTGGATTTACAGTAGCAGCTCAATCTAAAGCAGAATTAATGCCTATGTATCGTAAATTAAATTTTTTAGCATCAAATTTAGCACCTGATTATACTGGAAATGGTTATATGAAAGGACCTTTAATGCAGTTAAGTATTGGTGGTTATTTTTACGAACAACCTGGATTTATAACTAGTTTAAATTATGATATTAGTGAAGAAAGTACTTGGGAAATTGGTGTAAGTGATAAACAAAATAGTTCACAAATTATAAAGTGGTCAGATTCAACTGTTAAAGAATTACCCCATATGATTAAAGTTACTATTAATTTTACTCCAATTCATACATTTAGACCTGAAAAAGTTGATTTTGGTGATAATATTAATAAAATGCCATTAAATGATAGACCAGTTAATACTGATGAAACAATAGGAAATTATCCTTTAACTAGATTTATTGCTTTAGCAAACGGTAAGGGTGAGGGTGATTCTAATTATCAACATATAGAAAGTGGAACACCATCTAATAAAGAAACACCAAAGACTTTACCAACAATTCATATTTCTGCTCAACCAAATATATATATTGGTGAACCTAATTCTAATCTACAATCAACTGCTTAAATATAATGAATCGTTATTCTAGAATACCTAATACAACATTAAATAAAAAGAAAGCGTATATTACAGTTCGTTATCCCGAAGTACCTTTAGATTTTAACGATATTTATGTAAGTACAGTTAAAGGAGATAGATTTGATTTGTTAGCTAACCAATATTATAATGATAGTTCATTATGGTGGGTAATTTCAATAGCAAATACAGGTATAGCAGGCACATTAAGTCCATCAGATTTACCTCAAGATTCATTAATTATTCCTGAAGGAATTCAAATAAGAATCCCAAATAATCCTAATGCTGTTATAAATAGTTTTAACTTGTTAAATTCATAAAATGGCAAATTTAATTGCAGGTACTCCATCTATTATTGGCGAACAATTTCCTGATTTTGTTGTTGATCAAATAAATCAAAGACAAAAAATTTACGGAACCTCAATTAGGAATAATTCTCAATTAGCATACTTAAATTCTAAAACTGCTTGGTGTTCTTTAGCTTCATCTGTAGATATAAAAAATACAGATCGTTTTAAAGGAACACCTTTAGAAAATATTGAATCTGAAATAACTGAAAATAAATTAGCTAGTAAAGTAATATTACATGCTGGTACTGCAAGATTACAAGATTCAGAATCTAATAACCTTTATGTTAAAGCAGGTATATCTAATGATGGAAGTATATTAAATAACAATGCATATGGTTTTGGTGGGTTAGAATTTGGTCAAGTACCAATGCCTGGTATAGTTTCTGCTAATTTTAGATCTGAAAATAGAGGTTCATTAAGAACAGGAGAAATACATATAAAAGCTTATAATAGAGCTCAATTTGAAATGATTGATACTTTATTTTTAAGATTAGGTTATACTGTATTATTTGAATTTGGGTGGAGTAACTATTATGATAATAAGGGAACATACCAAGATGATAGATTTAATTTATATAACGAATTTATTAATTCAGATAAAATTAAAAGTAATACAGATATAGATCAATATTATTTTTTAGATAGAATTAAAACTATCAGAGAAGAAACTAATGGTAATTATGATGCTATGTTAGCTAAAGTAAAAAATTTTAATTGGTCATTTAATAAAGATGGTTCTTATGATATTACTTTAAGCGTTGTAAGTATTGGTGATATAATTGAATCTTTACAAGTAAATATAGTAGATCCTAAAATTAAAGAAACTGAAATTTTATCTACACCACTACAACCTTCAACTAATAACAATATATTTAGTTCTATAACAAATTGGGTTATAAATATTTTTACTAAAGAACAAACTTCTGAAGAAAAGAAAAGAACAAGACAAGATTTATTAAATGGTGATGAAACTGATGTTGGAACATTATTTGAAGCTTTTAAATATACTTCAACTATAGCATATGTTTTGTATACTTGGTATAACAGACTTAATAAACCTGAATCTAATTTGCAACAGCAAGAATTTCAGATTATGCCTGTAAATAATAAAAATGAATTTTATATTACATTTGGTGCTTTTTGTGAGTTAATTAAACAATATGTTTTTATAACAAATGAAAAAAATACTTCTAGTTTAAATATTGCTAACAGTTATGTTTATTATAATAGCATATCAGGATTTTCAAAAACACAAGGAACAAAAATATACACACATCCTGATCAAACAAGTTGTGATCTTAGAATTTGTGCTTTAAATAAAATATTTAATATAGATAGAGGACATGGAAAAAGTGAATCATGTTCTAATTTACCATTAGGATATTTATTTACCGAATGTGAAAGTGGTGATGTGAATGTTGGAGATTTAATGAAAATATATTTAAATTTTAGATTTATTTTAAGAACATTAGAGTCTATAAAGGATGAAAATGGTGCTGTTAATTTAATTGATTTTTTAACTAATATATGTAATGGCATTAATAATGCTTTAGGAAATATAAATAAAATTAGTCCTATTTATGATCATGATACTAATACTATTTCATTTGTAGATGAAACACCTTTAGAAAGAGATTGGATTAAAAATCCTGCTAAAGCTAAATTTGAATTATATGGGTATAATTTAACAGATAATATGGCAGGATTTATACAAGATTTTACATTAAAAACAGAACTTACACCAGCTATGTCTACTGCTATTTCTGTAGGTGCTCAAGCAAATGCTCAACCTGTAGGAGAAAGCCAAACATCATTTACTAAATGGAATGCTGGATTAATAGATAGAATATGGAAAGAAAAAAATGGACCTGCAGCTTTTAATAATAAAATAACGCCTGAAGCTCAAGCAAAAGCTGATGAAATTACTAAACAAAGTACAGAAAATTTATTACAATTATATAATAATTTTTTAATTAGTACAACAAGTGTAAAAAGTAGTATAGGGGTTGGTGAAATACATTGGAATGTTGATGATTTTGAATCATATCCTACTATTATGAAATCTGTAATTGGATACCACAATTCAACTTGGGCAAGTTCAAATAATAGTAGTGGTAGCAGTTCATCAGATGTTATTGGGTTTATACCTATTAATTTATCATTAACTATGGAAGGATTATCTGGTATGAAAATTTATCAAAGATTTAATGTTGATACTAAATTCTTACCTTCAAAATATACAGATACATTAGAATTTGTTGTGAAAGGTATTAGTCATGAAATTGTAAATAATAAATGGGCTACAAAAATTGAAACATTTATGGTACCTAAAGTAGTAACAAATCCTACTAGTTCATTATTTACTTTACCTGCATCTAGTATAAATGATGTAATTTTATCAGGTTTACCTATAGAAAACGGATATTATACAAATGCAGATAACAATCCATTTAATATACGTCCTTCTACTGATAGATGGTTAGGCGCAACAGGTATAAAATATGCACAAAACGGTAATGGGGGGTTTGTAACATTTGATACATTATATAATGGTGTTAGAGCAGGAATGCTAAATTTAAAATCATATTTATCTAAAGGTAATAATACAATATCTACTATAATTAACACATATGCTCCACCAAAAGATAAAAATAACACATCAAAATATATTGAACACGTAACTACATACATTCAAAAGAATGGATTCCCTAACTTTAATCCATATATTAACATTATAAGCGTTCAAAATGAAAAATTATTTAAAACATTATGTAAAGCTATTATAACAGAAGAACGAGAAAATATACCAGGTGCTTTAGAATTAGTAGATAGTTTTGATTTAAAAACATTAAAATCACAATAATATGTACTATCCATTATCGCAAATAAAAACAAATTTACATACAAATGGTGAAGAATTAATGTATATTTCTAATAATAAACCATATGTTGGTTATTACTGGAAAACATCTAAAGGAGAATATTTTACTGGAAAAACACCTCAAGATTTACCTTCACAACCTTTAACTAAATTAATACAACAACAAAGTTCAAACTCAGCATCAACTACTATAACACTTAATTCAACATATAGTAAACTTAAATCTAATAATGATTATACAATAATACAATATTATCCAACGCAACCTACTTTACAAGACTATAACATAGGAGAATTTGTAAGATATTTTTGTAAAAAAACTAATGAATTAAAATATACTGAAATAGATAAAAATACATACACTAGTTTAGTTAATAAAGATGGACAGTATGATTATAATATGTATTTACCTTTTTATATTCATTGGCAATTAACAGGTAATGAGCAAGATGTATATAATATAAACCAAAACACAGTTAGTTTAACTATGCAACGACAAAATTTATATCAATTTGATGATTATTTAAAAAAAGATTTTTTAAAGTTTTTCAAATGAAATTTGGCTTCCCAAAATTTTTTTATTAACTTCTAAATAAATTAAGAGGTTATGTCATTTTGGTTAATTGAAACAGAAGAGCAATTAGAGCAATTTAAAAAGAAAAATTACACAGAAATATTTATTGAACCAATTTATTATAATGATCGTTATCATAGTATTTTAAATGAAGTTTGTGCAATTTATGTACGCCCTATTTCCCATAAAAAAGGTTATATTTTAAATATTAACCATACAGATGGTTTACATTTAGATAAAAATTTAATAAAACAGTTTTTAAAAGATAAAACTATTTATTTACGGGATAAAAAATCTATACTATATCATTTTTCGATAAAACACGCTATTGATATCTCATTCAATACACCAGAATATACTGAACATACAACTAATTCTCATTTATTTTATTATTATAAATTCTCAGAAAAACATGATGTTAATAATTTAATACCTATAGTTAAACATTATGAAAAATGTGAACAATTATTTTTAATTTTAGAAAAATATTTTACTAAAGAAGTAAATACTTTTTTTAATGAAAAAGCAACACTTGCATTTCTAGGTATAGAAAAAAACGGTATTAAAATTAATACTGAGATACTTCAAAAATATTTTGAACCTACAAACGAAAGTTATTCTATTCAGAATAATATTATTTACACTAAGTATAACTTATACACAACAACTAGAAGACCTTCTAACACATTTAATAATATTAATTTTGCAGCTCTTAAAAAAGATAATAAATGTAGAGAAGCATTTATTCCTCAAAATGATGAATTTATAGAAATTGATATAAGCGCATATCACCCAACATTAGCAGGGCAACTTGTTAATTATAATTTTGGGGAATTTACACCTTATCAATGGTTTGCCGAATCAGCTAATTTAAAATTAGAAGACGCTAAAATTTTAATGTTTAAGCAATTATATGGCGGAATATATGAAGAATATCAACATTTAGATTTTTTTATTAAAATTAAAGAATATATTGATAACTTATGGAATAAATTTAATAGTGATGGATTTATTGAATGTCCAATTTCAAAATATAAATTTGAAAAAGCATTATTACCAGATATGAATCCACAAAAATTATTTAATTACTTATTACAATGTTTAGAAACATCTAATAATATTAATATTATATGGAATATAATTAAAATTTTAAGAGGAAAAAACACAAAAATTATATTATACACTTATGACAGTTTTACATTTGATGTAGATAATGATGAGTTAGTAATAGATGAAATAAAACAAATATTTACACAAATGAATTTAAAAATTAAAACAAAACATGGTCGAAATTTTACATTCTAATAAAAATCAACATATTTATAATGGATATGATTTTACACATTCCAACATAGACATGGCCTTTCTTCAAAATAAACTTTTTTGTACTTTTACACAACTTGAAAATTTAGATTTATTACTCGAAAATTTACAAAGTAGTTATACTATTTTATACAATAAAATGTTTGTTTTATATATCCAAGATAATAATGAATATGCATGTACTTATAATGTGGAACAAGGTAATGTAAATAGTATTCCAGACAATACTATTTTAGTACATAGAAAAAAAGAAAGTAATTCACTTTATACTATTAACGCTTTAAATGAACTTATAAAAAGTTTAAATAGTGGAATTTTAGATTTCAATTATAAAATAAATTGGAATGATTATCAAAATAGTATATTATTAACACAGCAAGGTACTTTAAAAAAATTAGATACTAAAATTTACAAAATAGTAAATTTATAATTTTTTAAAAAAGTTTGGCCTTTCAAATTTTCCTTTTTATATTTATAGTAAACAAAAAATAAGTTATATGGACATTAATCAAATTAAAAACAAACTCAAGACCCTAAACTTACAGGGCAGTCAAAAAGAAAAAGTAGATTTTACAAAGGTAATTTGGAAACCAAAAGAAGAAGGTAAATACACAATTCGTTTTGTTTCTTCAAAATTCAAAGAAATTTTTGCTGAAAATGAAATCAATCCATTTAAAGAAATGTATTTACATTATGGTATTGGTAAATTTCCAATTTTTGCATTAACAAATTGGAGTGAAAAAGATCCTATTGTTGAATTTGCAAAACAACTTAAAGCATCAGGCGATAAAGAAGATTGGAAATTAAGTAAAAAACTTGAACCAAAAATGAGAGTATTTGCTCCAATTATCGTTCGTGGTGAAGAAGAAAAAGGTGTTAGATTATGGGAATTTGGTAAAGCAACTTATTCACAATTATTAGGAATTGCCGAAGATGAAGATTTTGGTGATTTTACAAATGTTGATGAAGGTTTTGACTTTACATTAAAAGCAGTTATATCAGAAACAGCTGGAAGAAAAGGTTTAAAATCAACAATTTCACCTAGACCTAAATCATCTCCATTAAGTACAGATCCAGCACAAATCCAAAAATGGTTAAATGAACAACCAAACATTTTAGAAATTCAAAAGAAACATACTTTTGAAGAATTAAAAACAGTTTTACAGAATTTTATTTCAGGTAATGAAGAAGCTGAAGAAGCAACTGAAGGTGAACCAGTAGAAGTTCCACAAACTAACTACGCTGTAAAAGCTAAGCCTAAAAGTAAGGCAGAATCATTTGACGAATTATTTGAAGACGAAAAATAATAAAAATTAAATTATGGCTAAAAGGAAATCCTTAACGGAAGCAGTCTCTGATGAAATTAAATCAAAATTTGATTTAAATAAATTTAAAGAGAGAAAATTACTAAATAGTAATGTTAAATACAAAGAACAAGAGTGGATTCCATTTTCTAAAGCACTCCAGGATGCATTATCAATTCCAGGAGTGCCTTTAGGCCATATAACAATGGTTCGTGGAAGATCTAATACAGGAAAAAGTACAACTTCAATTGAAGTAGTAGTTGAAGCTCAAAAGAAAGGAATATTACCTGTACTTATTGTTACTGAAATGAAACATGATTGGAATCATTGGAAAACTATGGGTTTTCAAATGGAAGATGTAGTAGATCCTGAAACAGGAGAAGTAATAGATCATAAAGGATTTTTCATTTACAGAGATAGAAGCACATTAAATTCAATTGAAGACATAGCAGGATTTATTGTTGATTTATTAGATGAACAACAAAGAGGAAATCTTCCGTATGATCTTCTATTTATGTGGGATTCAGTAGGTTCTATACCATGTCAAATGAGTATTGAACAAGGTAAAAATAATCCAATGTGGAATAGTGGTGCAATTGCAACTCAATTTGGGAATTTTATTAATCAAAAGATTATAATGTCTCGAAAAGAATCAAGTCCATACACTAATACATTCTTAATTATTAATAAAACAGGTGTTGCACCAGCATTAACTCCAATGTCTCAACCTAAAATGACTAATAAAGGTGGCGATACTTTCTATTATGATTGTTCATTAGTATTAACATTTGGAAACATTACAAATGCAGGTACTTCAAAAATTGAAGCTACTAAAGATAAGAAAAAAGTAGAATTTGCATTACGTACTAAAATAGCATGTGATAAAAATCACATTAATGGTATTACAACTAAAGGTACAATTGTTAGTACAATACATGGTTTTATTAAAGATGATGCTAATGATATTAAAAAATATAAAGAAGCACACTCTAGTGAATGGATTAACATTTTAGGAGAAGGTAAATATGGTGTTAATATTGATGATTCAGAATGGAATGAAAAAGCAAATATCTCAGAAATAGTAGAAGAAGAATAAAATGGACAAAAAAAACTTACTTAATTTACTCAACAACATTAGTGAAAATGATGTTGAAGAAAAAATTTTACCTGATCACAAACGCGTTTTGTTAGTTGATGGTTTAAATTTATTTTTTAGAAATTTTGCAGTGTTAAATTATGTTAATGATCAAGGAACCCACATAGGAGGACTAGGTGGGTTTCTTAGATCTTTAGGATATCTTATAGATATCACGAATCCTACATCAGTTTATGTTGTTTTTGATGGAACAGGTGCTACTACAAATAGAAAAAGTATTTTACCTGATTATAAATCAAATCGCAATATTCAAAGAATCACTAATTGGGAAGGTTTTGAATCATTAGAAGATGAAAATAACTCTCGAATTGATCAAATATCACGTTTAGTGCATTATTTGCGCTGTTTACCCGTGAAAACTTTGTCTATTGACAAGGTTGAAGCAGACGACATAATTTCACATTTAAGCCAAAAATTTAGCGAAGAAAACGCTAAAGTATTTATTGCTTCATCGGATAAAGATTTTACTCAATTAATAAATGATAAAATTAGTTTATACTCTCCAATGGAGAAAGTATTTTATACACCTGATAAAGTAAAAAGTAAATTTGGTTTATTACCTGAAAATTTTATTTTATATAAAACATTATTAGGTGATCAATCAGATGTAGTTAAAGGAGTAAAAGGATTAGGTCCTAAAAAATTATTTAAGTTATTTCCTGAATTACAAGAACAACATTTAGAATTAAAAGATATATTTAAAATTTGTGAAAATAAATTTAAAGAACATGTTATTTATTCTAAAATTTTATTAGATAAAAATCAAATTGAAAATAATTATAAAGTAATGGATTTAAAAAATCCGTTAGTAAATGATAATGAAATTAAAATGATGGAATCATTAACTATTTCTCAAGTACCACCATTACAGATGGATGTTTTTATCCATATGTTTAATGAAGATGGAATGGTTAGAATAATTAAAGATATAGAATGGTGGTTAAGAAAGCATTTTAAAACATTAAATAATATAAAATAAGTTATGTCATCAACACTCTCTAGTCTTAATCAATATGGTCCTACTTTTCAAATAAAAGTACTATCATGTCTTTTAACAGACAAAGTATTTTTACAAAACATGAGCGATGTAGTTACGGATGAATATTTTGAAAATCAAGGCCAGAAATGGATTACAAATGAGATTTTAAAATATTATACTAAATACCATACTACACCTAGTTTAGAAGTTTTAAAAGTAGAACTCAAAAAATTAGATAATGAAGTTTTACAACTATCTATTAAAGAACAACTTAAAGAAGCATATAAAACATCTGAAGAAGATTTAAAATATGTAGAAGAAGAATTTAGTAGTTTTTGTAAAAATCAACAAATTAAAAAAGCAATAATGAAATCTGTAGATTTTATTCCTACAGGAGATTATGAATCAATTAAAACATTAATTGATAATGCTTTAAAATCAGGTCAAGACAAAAATATTGGTCATGAATATAATAAAGATACTGAATCTCGTTATAGAGATGACCATAGAATAACAATTAGTACACCTTGGGAAAATTTTAATGTATTATTTCAAGGAGGTTTAGGAAATGGAGATTTTGGATTAATATTTGGCAATCCAGGTGGAGGTAAATCATGGTGTTTAGTAGCTTTAGGAGGAGCAGCTGTTCAAGCAGGATATAATGTATTACATTATACTTTAGAATTAGGTGAAAGTTATGTAGGTAGAAGATACGATTCATATTTTACAGGAATATCAGTACAAGACATTTCTAAATACAGAAAAGAAGTTGAAAAAGCAATGGAAGAATTAACAGGACAGTTAATTATTAAAGAATATCCAACAGGTAGAGCTTCTATTTCTACAATAGAAAGTCATATTAAAAAATGTATAGATTTAGGATTTAAACCAGATTTAATAATCATTGATTATGTTGATTTATTATCGTCAAAACGTAAAAACTTTGAAAAGAAAGACGAAATAGATGATATTTATGTAAGCACAAAAGGATTAGCTAAAGAATTAAAACTACCAATTTGGTCAGTAAGTCAAGTTAATCGAGCAGGTGCAAAAGATGATATTATAGAAGGAGACAAAGCCGCAGGTAGTTATGATAAAGTTATGATTACTGACATTGCTATTTCGTTATCTCGTAAAAAAGAAGATAAAGTAAATAACACAGGTAGATTCCATATTATAAAAAATCGTTACGGAAGTGATGGTATGAGTTTTAACGCTAAAATTGATACATCAAATGGGCATTTTGAAATAATGGGAGATTTTGCAGAATCTGAAGTACCTCAATCATCTAGTTTTGGTGATTTTAATACGTCGGATAAACAAATATTAAAAAATAAATTTTTTGAATTAAATACAAAATAAAATATGGCATTAACAGAACCTAGAGTATATTATAAACCATTTGAATACCAACAAGCATTTGATTTTTATAAAGATCAACATAGAGCACATTGGTTAGCAGACGAAGTACCATTAGCGTCAGATTTAAATGATTGGAAACTTAAATTAACAGAATCAGAAAAAAACTTAATTGGAAATATATTAAAATCATTTGCTCAAACTGAAGTACATGTAAATGATTATTGGTCAACAAAAGTTTCAATATGGTTTCCAAAACCTGAAGTACAAGCAATGGCTCGTGTATTTGCTGATTTTGAATCTATACATGCAGAAGCATATGCACGTCTTAATGAAGAATTAGGATTAGATAATTTTAGAGCATTTTTAGAAGATGAAACATCAAAAGCTAAAATTGATCGTTTAATTGAAATGCCTGGAAAAACATTAGAAGAAAAAGCATTATCATTAGCTGTATTTTCAGCATTTACTGAAGGTGTAAATTTATTTTCATCATTTGCTATATTAATGAGTTTTCAATTAAGAAATTTAATGAAAGGAACAGGTCAAATTGTAACTTGGAGTGTAAGAGATGAATCATTACATTCTAAAGCAGGATGTTGGTTATTTAGAACATTACTTGAAGAACAACCTGAATTAAATAATGAAAATTTAAGAAATAAAATAACAGAAGCATGTCAATTATCAATACAACTAGAATTTGATTTTATTGATAAAGCATTTGAAATGGGCAATATTGAAAATTTAACTAAGGAACAATTAAAAAATTTCATTAAAGCAAGAGCTAATGAAAAACTTATAGAATTAGGATATAACGGAATATATAACGATATAGATCCATCTTTATTAAAACAAATTGAATGGTTTGGTCATTTAACAAATGGAGTTGAACATCAAGATTTCTTTTCTGGACGTGTTACATCTTATTCTAAATCAACAGCAGATTGGGGCGACCTATAAAATATACAACTATGATAAAACTAATTAATTTATTAAATGAAAATAAACAAGTAGGTAATCTATATCATTTCACATACATGGAGCCCATATCTAAAATACTCCAATATGGTTTACAATTTTTTTCTGATAATACTGAGTTACCAAAATATAAAGATATGTTTTACATATCTACTACAAGAGACTATACTGGAAGAAAATTTGTTAAAGATTCAGAATATGTAACTAGAATTACATTAGATGGGGATAATATCTCAAACCATTATTTAATAGAATCTATCAATCAAAATTATTTAATGGCTAAGAGTACAGGTGTAAATTATTACTTTAAATCAGCTAAAGATGTATATTACGAAGAAAGAATATGGTCATCAAAATCTGGATATCTTGATCCAAAGTATATAATTAAAATAGATACTACTATTTCTGAAAATGAGATAAGAAAAGCAATTGAGTGGGGTAAAGAAGACAATAAAAGAAGAGTCCATTTTGATAATAGCATATTTAAGTATGTTAATAATGGTAAGTTAAATTTTGTTAAAAATTTTAATAAAAAATAAAATAAAAAAATATGAGTATACAATTAGATATTAGTAGTTGGGTTAAAGGAAAAGATTACCCTATTTGGTTTGATGAAGTTGGGTTAAGTATGGTATCAAAAGGATATCTATTACCTGATGAAAACGTTTTTGATGCCTTTAAACGTGTAAGTAAAGCATCTGCTAAAAGATTAAGACGTAAAGATTTACAACCTTTATTCTACGAAGCAATAACAAAAAATTGGCTATGTTTAGCATCACCAGTATTATCAAATATGGGTACAGAACGTGGAATGCCAATTTCATGTTTTGGTATTGATGTAGGAGATTCTATTGAAGGAATTGCAGATGCTAACTCTGAATTAATGCGTTTATCATCTCAAGGTGGTGGAGTAGGAATTGGAGTATCTCGTATTAGAGGACGTGGTAAAGCTATTAAAGATAATGGAACATCAGAAGGTGTAGTTCCATGGTGTAAAATTTATGATTCTACAATTTTAGCTACTAACCAAGGTTCAGTACGTAGAGGAGCAGCATCTGTTAATTTAGATATTAACCATCCAGATATTGAAGAATTTTTACAAATTCGTAGACCAAAAGGTGATGTTAATCGTCAATGTTTAAATTTACACCAATGTGTAGTAATTGATGATAGTTTTATGGATAAATTAGAAAATAAAGATTCTAAAGCATTAAAATTATGGGGTGAAATTTTAAAAACACGTCTTGAAACTGGTGAGCCATATATTATGTTTAAAGATAATATTAATAAAGCAAATCCTGAAGCATATAAAAAGAACAATTTACAAGTCACAATGACTAATATATGCACAGAAATAGCACTTTATACAGATGAATTACATTCATTTATTTGTTGTTTATCTTCATTAAATTTAGCTCGTTGGGACGAATGGAAAGATTATAAGTTTGAAAATGGAATGACTTTACCTGAATTATCTTGTTGGTTTTTAGAAGGTGTATTACAAGAATTTATTGATAGAGCAAAAAATATCAAATTTATGGAAAATACAGTTCGTTCAGCTACTAAAGGTAGAGCAATTGGGTTAGGTGTTTTAGGATGGCATACGTTTTTACAATCAAAAAATTTACCATTTGTAGGTATTCAAGCAAGTGCTCACACAAGAATGATATTTGACTTTATTGAGAAAGGTGCTTTAAAAGCATCAAAAGAACAAGCAAAATTATATGGAGAACCAGAATGGTGTAAAGGTACAGGTTTAAGACACACTCACCATTTAGCGCCCGCTCCTACGGTATCTAACGCGCATATTTCCGGCGGAGTTTCACCATCAATAGAACCTATACCAGCTAATGTGTATAATTTAAAAACCGCAAAAGGCGTGTTTATTAAACGCAATACAATATTAGAAAATTTACTTACTAAAAAAGGATATAATATTGATAGTGTTTGGGAACAAATTTTAAAAGATCAAGGTTCTGTTTTAGGTCTACCAGAATACATTTTAACAGATGAAGAAAAGGAAGTATTCCTAACATTTAAAGAAATTAATCAATTAGAAATTGTACGTCAAAATGCAATTAGACAAAAATATGTTGATCAAGCAATTTCATTAAATTTATGTTTTGATCCAAATGATACTCCTAAGTTTATTAGTTTGGTACATAAAGAAGCACATAAATTAGGAATAAAAACATTATACTATTTACGTACAGAATCTGTTTTAAGAGGTGACAATTTACAACGTTTAGGTGAATGCGTTAGTTGCGAAAGTTAACATGATCTTCTAATATTTATAATAAAATAACAATAAATGGCAACATATACCCCATCTCAACTTTATGGAGGAGGAATATTAGGTGAAAATATATCAAATTCAACCTTATTTACTTTTACTAACCCAGCATATTCATCATATTTTACATTAGAAACTATACAAAACGCTAATGGTTTTTATGATAGTTCATCATCTAAAAATGCTTTGGGAACATGGGGAGTTACACCAGATTTACTACCTGGATTTGTTACATCATCATATATAGCATCTATAGCTGTACCTCCAAATACTTCATCTATAATGTTTACTCCATCATCGTCTATTACTGGAGTAAATTATTATTTAAGAGGAACAGGTGCATTTAGCATGACAACATTTTCACCACCATCATTATTTGCATCTGGAGAAAAAGGAGTATGGTTTGATGCATCTGATTTATCTACTTTATTTCAAGACGCAGCAGGAACAGTTCCTGTAACAACAGTAGGCCAACCCGTAGGAAAATGGTTAGATAAATCAGGGAATAATAATCATGCTACTACAGCAGGCAATAGACCAACTTATCAAATTGATCCTGAAGGAAATCCAAATGTTACATTTACAAAAACACCTGTTACTCAATTAGCTACATCTGCAATTAACTTTACAGGAACAGCTCAAATGACAGTTTGTGTAGGAGTAAATGTTTTAGATTCAAGTTCAGCAGGTGTAGTTATTGAATTAGGCTCAGATGTTAATTCAGTTAATGGTTCATTTTTAGTTGGTGCTCCTTCTTCAACAGCAGATCATAGTTTATATTTACGTGGTACAACTACACTTCAAGCAAGAGTAAATAATGTTGTTGATGGTGATGATATTATTACTGGTTTATTTGATATATCTCAAGCAACAAAAGAATTAGAATTAATTCCAAGATTAAATTATGTTCAACTTACTGGTTCTCAAATTACATGGACTGGAACAGATGCAGGAACAGGTAATTTTGGTAATTTACCTTTATATTTAGGTTCTCGTAGTGGATTAGGAATACCATATGGTGGTAAAATATATCAAGTTATAGTTAGAGGAGCAACATCAAATACAACTCAAGTTTATCAAACTGAAACTTTTATTGACTATAAATTAGATTAATAAAAAAGTTTGGCTTTTCAAATTTTCTTTTTTATCTTTATAACACAAATTAAAAACAATATAAGCATGGAAAATGTACTAGAAAAAAACGTAGAAAGAGAAGATTTAATCAATGAATTAATTTTAGTAAAAAACATTATGGGTATGTTGTGGGATTTTCATCCTGAAAACCCTGAACATGTTAACTTAGTAAATTACTATAATGAATTAAAAGAACAATCTATCGAACTAGAAAAACAATTAGCATAATGAAAAAAATTTCACATGAAGTACCTTTATCTCTTTTACAAGAGAACTTAAAATGGTCTGATTATCAATATGTTTTACCACATTTAATAGATAAACATGTTGAATATAAAGATTTTATTTTAAATTATCACAAACAAGAAAGTTCATTTATTATAATGGATAATGGTTTATTTGAAGAAGTAAATCATACAGAACAAGATTTAATTGAAAAAATTAATTTAGTACAACCTGATGTGTTTGTAGTTCCTGATGCATGGAATGATAAAAATGAAACATTAAAAAATGCTAAATATTGGATGAATGTGGTTAAACCAAAATTACCATCAAAAACACAATTAATGGTTGTAATGCAAGGCGTTTCAATTAGTGATTTTTTTGAATTATATCAAACATGTGAAGATATAGGATATACACATTTTGCATTTAATCATTCTTCAAAATATTATCAATTAATTAGTCGTAATTCTAATAAATTAATTAATCAAATGTGTGGAAGACATCAATTAATTAATATTATGGTAAATGCTGATTATATACAAGATTCTCATTATGTTCATTTATTAGGATGTTCATTACCTCAAGAGTTTTTATTGTATAAGGATTCGGCTTATAATTTTATAAAATCAATTGATACATCTTCTCCTATTATTAATGGAGCATTAGAAATGTCTTATGAAGAATGGGGAAGTTTAAATAAACCATCTAATAAAATAGATGAATTCATGGAACAAGATTTAAATAGTAAAATAGGAATTATTGGTTATAATGTACATAAATTTAAACAATTTGTAAATTAATATGGAAACAAAAATAAAACAACCACGTTTTGCTGTACTCTCATTAAGTGGAGGTATGGATAGTAGTACACTATTATTAAGACTATTAGCTGAAGGATATCAATGTACTTGTTTAAGTTTTGACTATGGTCAAAAGCATAGAGTAGAACTAGAACGTGCTACTGAATTAGTTATATATATTAATTCAAATCTTACTAGAACGTTTCATCATGATCACGCTCCTAATGGATTTGAAGAAGTATATCCATTAGTTAAACATCAAATTATTAAAATTGATGGTTTAGGTCAATTATTAAATTCTACATTAGTAGAAGGTGGAGCAGATGTTCCTGAAGGACATTATGCTGAAGCAAATATGAAAGATACAGTAGTGCCTAATCGTAATAAAATATTTAGCTCAATTATTCAAGCAGTTGCTTTATCAATTGCTGAACAAAAGAATACTGAATGTGTTATCGCACTAGGGGTACACAGTGGTGACCATCAGATTTATCCAGATTGTACTCCAGAATGGAGAGATATCGATTTTGAAGCATTTAAAGTAGGTAATTGGGGAGCAGAAAAAGTACATTTTTATACTCCATATATGGATGGTAATAAGTTTACTATTTTAGAAGATGGAGAAACATGTTGTGAACAATTAGGTTTAGATTTTAATGAAGTATATAAACGTACTAACACAAGTTACAAACCAATTAGAATAGTAAAATCAGAAAAAAGATTTGAAGGAACAGAAGATGAAATAAACATTTTCTTTGAAACTTGGTACTCAGATTACAAATCAGCATCATCAGTAGAACGAGTTGAAGCATTTATGAAACTTGGAAAACCAGACCCAGTTGAATATGCTGATGAAACTGGTCCTATAAGTTGGGAGACAGTAGTAAAACATGTAACTAAAGTTTTAGAAAATCATAATATTTAATTAAATGTTAGAATTTATAACTCATACGCTAGGAATATGTGGAGAACATCATTTTTCAATATTTAGTATCATAACAAATGAATTAAATATTTTAAATCAAATTACACATATTAAACAATGGCTACAATCAAATTTTTAAATATATTAAAAGAAATATTTAATGATTTAAAAGGAATATTACCATACACAAAAATTCATAGTGATGAATATAAATTTAAATCTAATGATTTAGAGATAAATGTTGAAATGCAACCTGTAGGAGCAAATGAATTAAGAACTAAATTTACTACATCAGATAAATTTAAAGAAAAATATGATTCATATCAAGGTAAAAAATATATTTATAGTGTAGGTTATTCTGTTAATGGAGATCCTAGACAATATACTAAAACAGATTTAAAAACCTTTTTTCCTATTATAAAAACAGTTTCAGCTATTACTAAAGATTTTATTGAAAAAACAGATCCATTTGCAATAATGGTGTTTGCTATAAATAAAAATGCTTCATCTGAAAAATCAGATCCGCAAAAAACTCAAATTTATAAAAGAATATTATCTCAATATAATGTATCTGAATATAATATTGAAGATATTTCAACAACTATGAATGGTTATAAAGAAGAAGGTTTTATTTTATATAAAAGATAATTTGGCTTTTCAGACTTTCCTTTTTACCTTTATAGCAATAAAAAAATAAAAAAGTTATGGAAATATTATCATTATATGATTTTTTAGGAAAAGCAGCAGGAACAGAACTTGGAGAGCAAGTTTATAAAGCTGCATCTAAATCAAAAATTAAAATACAAACTAGATTTGTTAGTAATAAAAAATACGCAGGTAAAGTAATGCTTTATCCAAAACAATTTTTACAAGAATATTTTAAAAATAATAAAAATGTCAATTAAATCAGATAAATTACTAATCACCTCTGACTTTTATACAGTTCAAGGTGAAGGTATAACAACAGGAATTCCAGCGTATTTTGTACGTTTAGGTATCTGTAATTTAACTTGCGGAATGTCTAAAAAATGGTTTAACAATTTGGTTAAAACAAATTTAACACTTCCTGAATCAGAAAAAATGCCTGATGGTCATATTTTTGAAGGAGATTTACATGCAACTGGTGAAGCAACTTGGACTTGTGATTCTACTTCACAATGGGCTTTAAGAGGTGAAGATAAAGAGTTTCAATATCTAATTGA